CCATTATGGGTATCAAGAGTTTGTATTTCTTCTCTTCCTGGTTCAAATAGTGTTGCTGGGAGATCATAGTATCCTCCTTCAAAACCACCTATACTAACACCATCTCCATTTCCCGTAATTCTTAAATTCTTTACCTGAAATTCGTGATTACCTGTAGTATAAAATATAAGATAAGAAGCGTTATTTCCGTTTATTTTAGTAAGCTCAAAATGATTTAATCCGTTTTTTGCAAGTTTAAATTCACTATCTATATTATTTGCAGAAGCACTACTGCTACTGTTTCCCCCTGGCAAGACAGTATTCCCACTTGCAAGATAAATTATTGGGTATTCTCCTGAAATATGAATTAAATCAAAAGTAACATGAATTTTCCTAGTTTCAGTCAAGGTAGCAGTAGCATCGCCTGTAGCAATATAGTTAGCTCCAGATCCTCCAGTTTCTGTTGATTTAAAATCCATTCCTTGGACTAATGAACCTGCTCCATTATTTTCGCTTAAATTACTAGCGTTTTCTGTAAACGCAGCAAAGCCAGTCTCATCAGATCCCCTCAAGTCTTCATAAGAACCTATTGGTCTTGGCGGAATATAGCCATACCATCTAGTATGATTATTATTTAAATTACTAAAGTTGCCATCACAGACTCTTAGAGTACCGTCAACTGCAAAATAAGATGGTTTTACATTTGTTGTATCAGAGTTACCAGCAGAAGCTCCTAAGGCTGCTCCAAAACTATCTTGAAGTACTATTGCATCAGGAGTAAGTGATAAATTGTCATAGATACTTACTTTATTCTTATTTGCCATAGCTAAGAATCTGTGCTGATGGTCTCTATATTCTGAATTTTTAATTAAATAAGCTGTTTGACCTGATTGACCGCTACCAAAAGCAAAATCTAGGGTTAGGCCTAACATATCAGATGATACTGTTTTTACTAGCGCAGTTGTATCATAAGCTGCATTATAAGTTCCTATCAATGTAAGAACATCCCCTGGAGCAAAACTATGTGTTGTTGCAGTAGTAAGACTTATTGCTGCTCCTGATTCTGCAGTAGCAATTGTTGTAACCTTAACTGATTCTTGAATTAATCTGTCTGCGGAAAACGAATAAAGCGACTCTCTTAGATTATCTGAATCATTAGTAAAGCCTACAACGTCTGAAGTAGAAAATTCTTCTCGAATCTGGGCATTGGGGCCAACAACAAGTCTTCCTATTTTATCTACTCTAAGGTTTCTGATATCTGAGCAAGAATTTTCTGCCAGATCTTTATCAGCGACTTCTGTTACGACCCCTCCCTCAAAATTGCCTATAGTATATTCTTCTCTAGGCATTTAAAACTTTTTCTTAACTGAGTCCCAAAGTTTATCGTCTAATTTATTTTTAGTTGAAGCTACTAACTTATCTCCTAAAAATATAAAGACTTGCTTTTTCATTTCAGGTGTAATTATTTTAGACAATAATTTACTTAACCCCATTAATACTACTTTCATTGCATTCTCCTTATTGATTATCTTTTAAAAACTTTTCTAATTTTGATTTAAAACCATTACTGCTATTCTTATTCATTAATTTAGATATAATGTCTACTAAACCTTTATAACTTTTTTCAATACCTTTTTGCTCTATTTGCATTTTTTTTTGCTGGTCTATAAGCTTTATTAAAATACCTTCAAGTCTTTTAAACCTTTCATCCAACTCTTCCATCAATTCTTTTTGGATAAATTGATTTTGCTTCCAGATAAAAAAGCCAAAAGCTACAGCTACACATATGGGGATTCCATATTGTTCTAATATTACTAGAAAATCCATTATCTCACTATCCCTCTATTATATTTCCCCATAAACTTGCCTGACCTTTTATAATCTCTACCACTTGAACCACAAAATTACCACCTTTAAACCAATCTACAATAGCAAAAGCATGATTCCAATTTGTCAATCTTCCTCCTAGCCAATCTTCATCTTCTTCTATATCTTTTAAGCACCCTAAGCTCCAAGAACTTATAGTACCTCCTGCTTTTGTGGCAGTATGTCTTTGAAGATCATGAGTATGCCCATACATTATACTTTCTCCATACTGCTCTAAATGCTTTTGAGAATGATATTTAGTTGTATATTTACCATGTGTAAAGTTCAACTTTCCTATCTTTAAGCATTTTTTTCTATTATAAGGATGATACTTATATCCTCTTTCTTTTAATCTTAAGGCATTTTGAGTCTTATATTCACTAAGATATGGATGCCTAGTAACAAATTTATCAAGCCAAACTTCATGATTTCCTTGAACAAAATGTCTTTCCTCTGTTCCAGCTTTATCTAAAGCTTCATCTATCCAGTCCATGCCTGCATTTACAGCTTTAACATCAAAGTTTAAAAGAGGAATTAAGTCTTCCATAGGCTTTGCACTCCTCCCTTTCCAATAATGTGTGCTAAAATGCTCCCATTCGCCCGTATCTCCTAAATCTATATATGCATCTGGCTTTACTATTTCTATGGCCTTACAGACTACATTTATAGCTTTTTGGTCATGAATAGGAAAATGCTTGTCAGGCGTAACTATTGCCGTCTTAATAACTCCCTTCTTATTCAGCATATTTACCTCTTATATTCTTTATAAGCCTTAATAACTAGATATGCAAAGGTTGCCAACCCTACTAATACCCTTACAGCTACAGGAAGCCATTCTATCCATGTTACTACAATTCCACTAGCTCCCGCTGTTGTTGTTCTAAGACTATCTATCATACTTAACTTTCCAAACTATAAATTATATCGCTTAATCTTTGTGCGCGATTTGGTGTTTGAGTCGCCCAACGACTATTGAGCATTTCCCTGCTACACATATTGTAATCACCTAATTGTAAGTATGATATTGTTCTTTTAAACTTTGAAAATCCATTTAAACCTAACTGATAGCACATTTCATAAACAACTTCTTGTGCTTCTTTAGGCAAGTTTTCAACAAATGGAAATTTTTTATGAACCCTTTCTATTAAAGATTCAAGCTTTCTAACTAAAATCATTTCTGCGATATCTTCATCTAAAACTAAATCTTTTACAGCAAAGCCATAACCTATAGTGTCATAACCTTCTGTACATTTATAGACTTTATCTCTAAAGCCTTCAGATAGTTTTACTGCTTCTATTAATTTATGCATTATTTATCTCCCTAAACATCTTGATCATCATAAGTTTCTATTAATATATCGTCCCATTTTGCATATTTTCCGCTATTTGAAACCATTAAGCTAATTGTTACTGCAGTAGTACTGCCTCCTGTAGTAAATGAGCCTGAGTAAGTACCAGTAGAATTAGTGGTTACCCCAACAAAAGTATCATCTCCTGCACCTGTGCCTATCATAAAAAATTTGTCTCCACCACCTGCTTGAATGCCAGCCATACGAACTCTATAATAATATTTAGTACTAGGAATAACAGTAACAGCTTTATGGGCATAACCTTCATCTTCGTCAACAGTTACTCTTAAGGTGTTGCTACTATTTAGCAAAGCTGCATCTTGAGTGCTGTATCCTCCAGTGCCAGAGTCAAACGTCTCATAATAATATATACGAGGTGCAAAAACTTTGCCCTTAGTAGAACTATTTGATAACCCTAATTGTGGCATAATTAACCTCTGTAGGCTATAACTAGTCCAGTTGCAAGCTTAAATGATGTCCATCTTCCGTATATGGTAACACCTTTTGGAAAAGTTTCTCCATCAATAGCTGCACCATTTGCAGTCGAAACATCAGATCCAGTTCCTGTATCATCTGGGTATTTTTCTTGTATTTCTGCGCTAAGACCATCATTAGCAAAAACTGTATCTTCTAGCATAGTTATTGCAACAAATACGCCATTTTTACATGTTACTTCACTTATTCCAGATACAAATATAGAGCCAGATTGCCCTAAAGAAGCATTTTGTGCTTCCTGTACTGTGAATTTATGTAATCCTCCTGCCATAGTTTATCCTCCTTATTGAGTGTATTTTAAGGTCTTTGGCAAGACCGTGAATATACTATCTTATTGAATGCATGCCCGAAGATATCATTCTAGGGGTCTTGACTAATGCATTTTGTTGTTTTTCTACCATCTTTCTAAATTCTCTCATAAAATATTCTTTTTTATCAATATCTCCCACATCTTCAGAAAACTTAGCTTTAACGTAATATACTAATGCTTTTGATAAGTAAGGTGGAAGATCTATAGTGTCTGATTCATCAGCTAAATTCTGAACAGCATCATAAGCATCGCTACCATAAACAGTCATTTCTTCATAAGCTATTTGATAGAAAGAAAGATTATCCGCAGTATTTGCACTTACAGCTTCGGTAGCACTAGAAACATTTCCTGCTGCATCCATTGTAATATGTTCGCTGAAATCTATTTGCCCATTAGTATCTGGAAAGGTTACTTTCCAAAATCCATCATTAGTTGCAGTAGCAGCTTTTTCTATAAATATGTAATGTTCAGACCTTCCTGGTATATAGGGATTTTGATCTGAAACCGCATAGTCTTTAAAGCTTTCTATACTTCTTAAAGAAGATGCGTCATCGCCAACCATTTTACCTCTGGTTTCACCTGCAGAAGCTGTTATATCAACATTTCCAGTAAAACTAACTGGGAATATGTCACGAGTAGTACACTGTGTTTCTAGCGTCAATATACCATTACCTGCAGTATCTACAGAACTATGACTTGCAATTTTATGTACCCCAGACCATTTTTCAGAACCTGTTATATGTATGTACTCACCTACTGTAAATAAGTTAGTAATATCTTGCACTGCATCTGACCCATAGCTATGAGTAAAAATTAATAACTTCCCTAAATGATTACGACTCCATCCTAAAAATTTATGGACTGCATATCCTAAATTTCCAGAAGAAGTATTTACATAATTAGGAGAATAAGTATATTCTACCTTTAGCCCATCTGGGACACTTTCTAAGGGACTTTTCCAGGCGCTTCTAGATGTTCCTGGACCATAATCTCTATTGTTTGGATCATTGTCAAAATTTACATCCTTTTCAACAATGCCTAACTTATTACCTACTATATAATAACCATATTCTTTTGGGTTAGCCATTAATCATCATCCTTTATGTATGGAGGATGGAGTAGTCTAGGAATAGATCTATACTCATCCTTGCTATTTCTATGATTCTTACATTGAATATCTAGTATTCTAACCATATCGTTAGGCAATGAATAAAATCTCTGATTCGCATTTAGATTAATTTTCCTTCTATCTACATGAGTTTCAGCTATCATGTTCATCTCTTCTAGGCCGTCCTTAATATAAGCTATAGCACGACCTGTTTGAGAAACACCTATTCTTTCCATTAATTCTTTAACCTTCATTCAATCTCCTATTATACGTCTTCTAATATAGCTGCAACTTGAACTTTTACTGTAGCTGTGCCTTGAGCTTCAGGTTTACCATTAGTATCTAAAGTGCAAGACTTAGCGTGCAAACCCTCTGCTGTAAGATTAGGGGCTTTAAAAACTACCATTTCCGCATTTCCAAGTATCATAGTAGTATTAGTATTATATGCTGCATCTCCAGTAAGAGACACACCAATACCTTCTGTTGAAGTAGTGGATATATTTTTTATTGCCACCCACTTTACTTTATCAGACAATGAAACAGCGGCTGCTGAGCCAAGATATCCATCACTTGTATCTAAAATATTTGTTCCATCATGAGTAACACCTACTTCTGCAAAAACCCATGCATCATCATCCGTTGATACTGGCTCATAATTTGAAGAGCCTCCTATTGAAGACTTTATGTCATCCATAAAAATTGAGGCATTTAAACTGCTTGTTGCCTTATCTGCCATTTTCCTTCTCCTTTATTCTTTATCTGCCAGCCAGTAAAACATTAATTGTAGCTTCATTGGTACCATTATCATAATCTTCTACCGTTATATGAAGTTTTGCAGGATCAACGCCTCCAGTCGATACTGAGTCAGCAGCTCCTGTTATAGCAGCATTGTAAGCTACAGTTTCTTCCAAAGGAATAACAACCCCTTCTCCTGGAGAAAGTTTTGCAAAGCAATGCTTTTCACTTCCACTTCCCTCTTCTCCCCAATAAATATAAACATAATTATTAGCTGTGCCTATACTTGAAACATATTCTACTGCAAGAACTTTAGCTAAGCTTGGGATATCTCCTCTTGTTAGAGCACTTGCTTCCGTCCATGCATGTGCATCTAAGCCTTTATCATTATCGCTTGCAGCATCTTGTTCGCTTGCCACTACATTTTCCCATAAAGCTATTTTCCCAGCATTTTCAGTTCCATCAGAGTCTGCATTATAAACCCTAGTCATAGTACCTCCAAAAGTTTTTTGAGCCACTGAATCTATAACATCATGTGTCTGACTGTTGCCAACATCTACTTGCTCTACAGCTGTAACGGAAAAGGACATTCTTAATTCATCTGCCATTATTTCTTCTCCTTATTATTTATTAAAACTTTC